AAAAATCACACGGCACACGAGCACACCGCCGTCCACTCTAACCGACACCGAACCGCATGGCATAGCGACACCGAACCGCACCGCCAACCGAACCGCCACAGGGCGGAGCAGAGTAACGCACCGCGGAGCGTCAGAATTTTGTGCAGATTGCACAAAAACAGACGTTACATTTTGTACACTATGCCAATTGTATTTATTGCAAATCGGTGGTAGAATAAGTATATCAAATAAAGAAAGGCACACGATAGTGTGAATGGTGAATGTTTATGAAAGATTATGTTGTTGCAGAGATTAAAGAATTTATTGAGAGTGAGATAAATGTTAATAATAAATATTTGATTGGTGCTTGCTATTTAGCAGATGATAACGAGATATATACAGAAATAAAAGTCTCGTTTCGCACAAATTTGGTCGGCAATTATAAAAAATTGCTTGCATTTTTATCGTCTACAAATTATATACTTGTAAAGACAGATTTGTGTACTTATTCGACTATAATAAGGGCATACAAATAAGAAAGGAGAATAAAAATGATTATTAAAACTAGAAAAGTTAAATATGAAGATTTGCCTTACGTGATAAGAAAAGGCTATCCTAGATTTATCAAAAGCAATGATATATATTATTTTGGAAATGTGAAACCACATGAAAATCGTTTTGCAATTCCTGAGGAACGGCAAATGTCAAATCATTATGGCGTAATGGTTGTTATGAGTTTTAAGTCGCACGTTATTAGGGATGATAACAGTGTTTGGATTGTTGACCTTGAAGAATTTGAATCAGTGGAAAGAATTGAGGTGATACAATGAAGGAATATCGAATCGGTAAAGGCAATCTTCACATTGCTTTTCCTAATAAAACGATACTTGATACATATGTAATGTGTGTGGGGTGTAACAATTGTAATTATAGCACAGTGAATAATACGCTATGCTTGTATGCTGACAAAAAAGAAAGTCTATTAAAAGCAATATTGGATTTCAAAATTTATACAATTTTCGTTGTAAATATTTTGAAATCAATAAAAAGTAATGCAGTATCAGAAATGGAAAAGTTGTATATGATTCTGTCAGAAGTACAAAACGAATTAGAAAGGAGTTTATGATATGATAAAAATATATTTTGATAACGGCAGTAAGAAAAAAGTAAATACTGATAAATTTATTGAATGGGTGGAGTATTGCCATTTAGAAATTACTGAAAATGATATTTATTATCAGAGTATGCATATTGCAAAATATGTCAATCTTTTAGATAACAATTTTGGTGTGGTAGATTGTATTTTATGCCTTGTGCTAGTAATCTTAATTATATTAGCGATTATGAAAGGCGGTGTGCTTTTGTGAAAATGCGTGAAAAAATAATTATAAAAGAAGATGACGGATATATTTTTGCAGTAAAAAAAGAAATGTTAGTTATTGGGAATGTTTGTGTTATATCACCGCAAGAAAATATCTACGATGTATATGATTGTAGGACAGGCTTGGTAATAGCGACATGTGCTATAAAGCCATATATCAAAGATGACAATACATTGTTTGAGTTGTTTAATGGTTTTAATACATTTACAATGAATATTGTTACACAAAGGGATTTTCTTCTAAAAAAATTTGTAGATATGAAAATGGAGAATATCTCAAAAAATATTAAGTTATATTTTAAGGTAGAAGAATTTGAACAATTCCTACTTGAAAATCAATCGTAATTCACAATTTATTTACAATTTGTTATTCACATGGACACAATTATATTTTATAATAGTCCTTGTAAATATAAAAACAATGTTTCACGTGAAACATGGAAAGGAGTGAAAACAATGGAAAAGTTTATTACAAGAAACCTTGCTATCACAGAAGTAACATACAAAGACGCTATCTTTGTAGACGGTGACATGAAGTTGTCCGAATTGCGACACGATACTATTGTCGGTACTCGCCATAGTGAGGAAAAATTGAAAAAGATTCTCGTTGCGAAAGGAGTAGCAACACAGCCAGTTTTACAAGAAGTGAAAAAGACAGTTTGTAAATACTCAATGCCCCTCAATGACTTTATTGAACAGGCACATGCGGAAATTATCGAACAGTAAAGAAAGGTTAAAAAAGGTGATTAAAATGAGTAAAAATGAATTAGTTAGTATGAAAAGTGAAAACGATGTTTTTTGCAGTATGCTGTGTAAAACACAGGAAGAAAAAGTGCAGTTATTTAATGCTATAAACAACGCAGACGCAAGTCTTGACGATATGGTCGGAAAGCAGATTTGCGTTGTCAATGTGTATGCAGAACGCTACACGGCAGAAGATGAGGAAGAAAATAAGGACGGTTTTGAACCAGTCGAAAAAGAAAAAATCATGATTACGCTCATCTGTAAAGACGGCAAGACATATGCCACAAATTCAAAAGGCGTTTACAACTCAATCAAACGCGCCTTTGCATTGTTTGGTATGCCAACTTGGGAAGATGGCGTCACTTTTGAGGTTTGCAAAGTAAAAACAAAGGGCGGTTATAAGGCTACAATTTTGAGGGCAGTATAAAAAAGATAGTCAGTTTAATTTGAACATATAAACTCTCTTCCTTTAGGGTGGTTAGCAAATAGTCGCTATCCACCCTAAAAAAAAAAAAAAATGAAAGGGGAGATAAGCATGTACGAACCTAGCGAAAAAACGATTGAAAATATTTCCGATTTAGTTAAAACTTTTAACCGACGAATTGGGCAAGCAAAAAGAAAAACGCCTATCCAGTATCAGCAGTATCTACCGCAGAAAATGACTGTTGCTAAATTTCTTGAAACGGTTGGAAGTTATAAAGATGTGCAAGCACAAGCAAGGGCATTGATGGCAAAAGATATAATTCCGCAGTTTGGGATAAGTGGAGCAAAGCCAACAAAATTACAAGTGGCACGTTACGAAAGCGCTAAAAATTTAGAAAATAAAAGATTAGCAGAAACTCAAGACATAGAACGTTATGACGAGGGAAAACCTACAGGAATTGAGCGAGTAAAAAAGAGAAGTAAAGCGTTTGAAATTAGAAAAAAAGCAGAGGAATTTACACCGTTGGAATTGGAAATCAGAATAAGACAGTTAGAAAGACGCCAAACGCAAGCATATAAAAAAGAGAAAGAAAGGCAATGGGTAGACAATTATAAAAAAGCAATCGAAATAAATTTTCCAACTTTTTCAAAAAAAATTTTACAAGAAGTAGAAAAAGTTCCAAAAAAGAACTTTATGATATGGGTACAACAAGAAGATTTTTTAGACATTGACTATGTATACGATAAAAGTGAGGAACAGGAAAAAGCAAGCAACTATTTAGAAAATTTACGCCGTAGAATTGCATATGAAAAAGAAAAAGGCAACCTCTAATCAACGAATTATCGTATGTGATTTTGAGACAACCACGGATGAATCTGATTGTCGTGTTTGGGCAGTTGGGTGTTATGATATAGTTAGCGGTGAATTTTGGTATTATAATAACCTTGATGATTTTATGCAGATGTGCGCTACGATATATTATAATGACAAACTGTACTTCCACAATGAAAAATTTGACGGCGATTTTATCATGAATTGGCTTTTTAGACACGGCTATGTGTGGGTTGAAGATAGAAAAAAATTGGATTCAAAAACCTTTACAACAACTATATCGGATAAAGGACAATTTTACTGCATGGAAATTTGTTTTTACCGTGATAATACATACACAAATAAAGTGGTGATTTATGATAGTTTGAAAATTCTCCCGATGAGCGTTCACGATATGGCGAAAGCGTTTGGTTTGAAAGAAAAGAAAGGAGAAATTGACTATAAAGCATATCGAGAAGTAGGGCATAAATTGACGGAAGAAGAAATTGATTATTTAAAAAATGACGTTGTTATTGTTGGTAAAAGCCTTGTCAAGATGTTTGAGCAAGGGCTTAAAAAAATGACAATCGGTGGAAACGCCATAAACGATTATAAGAAAAGAATTGGAAAAGATAACTTTTCGGAATGGTTTCCGCTTTTGGATGAGGAGACGGATTACTTTTGTAGGCAGTCCTACAAGGGTGGGTTTGTTTGGTCGAACCCTTTGCATAAAAACAAAATGATAGGTGAGGGGGATGTTTACGATGTAAATTCACTTTTTCCAAGCCGTATGCACTCGTCAAGTGGTTGTCGTTTTCCGTACGGAATTCCGCAGTTTTTCAAGGGGAAATATAAACCACATAAATTATATGATTTATACATACAACGTGTTGTGATACAGTTTGAATTAAAACCGAATCACGTTCCATGTATTCAAATTAAAAAGAATTTTCTTTTTTCACCAACGGAATATTTGACAAGTAGTAACGGTGAAGATGTGGAGTTGGTGCTTACACAAGTCGACCTTGAATTGATATTTGAACAATATAACGTTACTTACATTGAATACATTGATGGATACATGTTTAAGTCTGATATTGGAATGTTTGATAATTATATCGACTATTGGATGGGGATGAAAGAAGAAGCGACACGCACAGGGAACAAGGGCTTGCGTTCAATTGCTAAATTACTACTCAATAATTTATATGGAAAATTTGGCACGAATCCAAAGTTGCAAAGTAAAATACCCGTATATTTAGGTGGTAAAGTTGGCTTTATTTTGTCCGATATAATATATCGTGACCCCGTATATACGCCAGTAGCCACTTTTGTAACTGCCTACGCTCGTGCGTATACAATCCGTTCCGCACAAAAAGTAGGACTTGAACATTTGCTTTATTGCGACACGGATTCTATCCATTGTAAAAAAGGTGCGGACGTGTCAAGTCTAGAAATACACGACACAAAACTAGGTGCATGGGCGCATGAAAGCCACTTTGAAAAAGCAAAATTTTTGCGCTCGAAATGCTATCTTGAACAGATTGACGGTGAGTTATGTCCAACGGTCGCGGGTATGCCCGATTCTTGTTATGAAAATGTTACTTTTGAAAATTTCTGTCTAGGCTCGGAATTTAGTGGAAAGTTGCGTATGAAAAGGGTTGAGGGTGGTATTGTTTTGGTGGATACGCCTTTTACCATAAAGTTATAGCGTTCATAAATTGTTTACAATCATGTTCACACTTTATACATATTTATATGATATTGTATAAACAAGGGTTGAAAGGTGTGCGGACAATTCCAAATTGTCAAGGTGGCGAGCCTTTGGAGTTGTCGCACGGTGACACGTGGCGCACCTACCCGAAACAAAAAAGAAAGGAGCGAAAAATTTTGAGTGAATCCATGTATTATGATGTTAAGACCGTAAACCAATATAATTGTTTATTTAATTTCCTACACGGTGCTCGTGGAATCGGAAAAAGTTTTTCGCTCAAAAAACTGTTTGTAGAAAGTTTTCTTAAAGATGGTTCGCAATTTTATTATTTACGCAGATACAGAGAGGACTTGACAAAAAGTAGCAAAGGTTTTTTTGATTCATTGCAGGAGCAAGGACTTTTTGAAGATATAGTTTTTACCAAAGATGGCGGTAAAAACGGTGGTACTTTTTATGCGGACAAAGAACCTATTGGGTTTTATGGGGCATTAACAAAAGGCAAGGGCGTAGAATTGCCAAAAGTAAAATACATAAACTTTGACGAATATCTAATTGACAAAAGCGACCAATACCATGGATATTTGAGGGATGAGGTTACGCAGTTTTTGGAGTTTTACGAAAGTATCGCACGTATGAGGAATGTTATTGTATATTTTACAAGTAACAACACAGACGGCTATAGCCCATATTTTGATTATTTCAAATTGAAAAAACCAGTTAAGAAAAACGGCATATGGACACAAAATGATTTGCTTTACCAAGAAATCAAAACCAGCGCCGAATATGTAAATGCAAAGTACAATACGCGTTTTGGCAGTATTATAAAGGGAACACGATACGGCAAGTATGCCGTTGAAAATGAAAATTTGCACATCACTGATGATTTCTTGAAAAAGAAACCGCCAACGGCAAAATGCACTTTTAACTTGCAAATTGGAAAAAATATTTGCGGTGTTTACTTTGATTATTGCAAAGGTGAAGTTTTTTTCTCTTGTAATGGTAATAAAAATATGATAACATATACAGTAGTTAAAGCAGACCACACGCCAAACAATATTCTTGTTAGGGGTGGAAAATGTTATCATTTAGCAGAGTTAAAAAAGGCTTTTGCTTTCAATCAATTATTTTTTGATTCGCCAAAAGCCAAAAATTTATTTGAAAGAATTGAACATCTACTATAACATAGCAGATTTCAAATATAAATAAGAAAGGAGATATAAAAAATGGCAAATGAAAACAGTACCGAAAAAGCCTATGCAGAAGATGAACTTTTGAAAAAAGTCGGCGAAATCCTTACAAAAAAAGATGATGAGGGGTTCTTGACTGAAGTTGTGTCAGAAATCACCGATAAAATCCACGAATTAAGTGGAAAGATTGTCGATAGGGATGATGAAATTGCAGACCTCAAAGATGATATTGAAAGTTTACGCAATGCCAACATGGCACTCTTGCGCAAACAGGGCGCAAAAGTAGAAGAAAAAGAAGAAAGAAAAAGTGAATTTGTAACGGATGATGAAAAGGAAGAATCTGACGAAGAAATTCTTGAAAAATCTGTTGCGGATTATATCTAAAAAGAAAGGAGAAAGAAAAATGTCAACAACCAAAACAAAAACAGAAAGAGCCGTAAATATGGCAAATACTGTCCGTACACTTGCGGGGGATGAATTTGCAAATGCCGTACCAGTTGCGACACGCTCAAATATTTCCAGCTATGCAACACCTATTTTGGAAATTTCATCTCTGCGAAATATGTTCGTGAACACGCTTGTTCAGCGTATCGGCTTTGAATTTATCCACAACAAACGGTACAACAATCCACTTGCAAGATTTAAGAAAGGTAGCACACCACTTGGCGGTATCGTGGAGGAAATCGGAACTAATCCAGTAGAATCACAGGGATTTAGCTCAGACGGTTATATCAGAACACCCGACGGACAGGTATTGACTCCTCTTAATCGGCGAACACCCGATACAAAAGTCTTGTATCACACAATCAACCGTGAGGACCAATATCCTATATCAATCAGTCGACAGCAGTTGCAGACTGCTTTTGTATCGTGGGAAAAACTGGATGATTTTATTTCATCGGTAATGTCAGCGATGTATAGTGGAGATACGATTGACGAATTTATTTATACAAAAAATTTGATTGACGCGGGTGTGACAAAGGACATGCTCGTAACGCAGACAATCGCAAATCCGACAACGTCAAAGGATAATGCTGAAAAATTTGTGATTGCCGTCAACACCACATCGGCGAAAATGTGCTACCCATCAACCAAATACAACCGCTATATCGAACAGGAGGGTGCAGAGGGAAAAGCGTACAAAACATGGAGCGACAAAGACAGACAAGTCATTATCATGCGTGCGGACGTGTTGCAGTCAATCAATGTCACGGTTTTAGCACAGGCGTTTAACATGTCACAGGCAGATTTCAGAAACTCCGTAGTAGAAATTGACGAGTTTGACAACCCCGCAATTCTCGCTGTTGTATGTGATGAATCTCTTTTACAGATTTATGATAATCTTTTTGAGGTGTCAGAACAGCAGAACGCACAGGGACTTTTCTTTACTTACTTTTTGACGCATTTTGAAACGCTTTCGTTGTCTATGTTGTCAAATGCCGTTGTCTTTTTGGATGAATCTTTTGTGAAACATACCATCACGGCAACGGTAGAACCAGTAACAGAGGGTTACGGTTTGGAAGTGCAGAACACAGGATATAATGGTGAAACCGTTACATACAAAGTTACGGCAGTTGACCCAACCAAGGTTACAATTAGTTACACAGGTATTAGTGACGAACCGCCAAAAACCGTTGTAAACGGTGGACTGTATTCGTTCAAGATGGGAAATGCAGACGCTACGATTAAAATGGCAATTAGTAAATAATGTATCACATGAAACATTGAAAGGAGAAGAATTATGGCAGATTTTGAGCCGACAACTGATATAAAACTTCTAGCCGTTCCGCTTGCGAATGATGGTGAAAGTACCTTGACTTTTTCAAGTGAGTCGGCACAATCTGTCTACTTCTCATCAAAAGTAGTTGGAAGTTTTTCCAAGGGCGATTTTACATATCAACGAAAAGATAACACAATGCGTGTACCATGGAATGCAGAAAAGTTATTTAATGTGAATTACTGCATGTACAAAAATGCCAACTTTGGTGATAAGTGGTTTTACGCCTTTATCAATCGTGTTGAATATGTGGCACCGAACTGCACGAAATTGTATTTGCAAACTGATGTTTGGCAGACATGGCTTTTTGATATTACATACGGTCAATGCTTTGTAGAGCGTGAGCATGTAAATAGCGATAAAATCGGTGAATATACAATACCCGAGAGTGTTACACCTAGTGAGTGGAATTTACAAAAAATAGGGATTGACGAAAGCCCCTATCAAATTGGGGGTTATGTAGTTGGAACGCTTTATGATATTGATTCTACCGTTGGAAATCCGCAAAAGGTAGGCGGTCGAAAAGCCAACGGCGTATATTTTCCATGTGACGTGTTATTTTTTCCAAACACAGAGGTAGGCATAACGCAGTTACAAGCAAGGCTTGAAGTTATCAATGACGAGTTAAGCGGTGGCATTGTTTTTGTCGCCACTATTCCAAAACTTGCAAGCGACAAATTAACGACAACCGATAGCCGAGTGACAACAACGACATACAGTACATTTGATAACATAAGCGTACCAGTGGAACATACGAATGTGAGCGGCTATGTGCCGAAAAATAATAAATGTTACACTTACCCATATCATTATTTAGTATGTAGCAACTCAGCAAACGGCGGTTCGGAATTGCGTTTTGAAAATTTCAAAAACATTTCTGATATTACCTTTACGGCATACGCACACATTACTGAAAACAACTGTATACAGTTTGTTCCCGTCAATTATGAGGTTGGAACAAGCACTGGAGACAATCCCGATTTTGGTTTTAATTCGCAGACATACCCCGAATTACCATACACCACAAACCAAAACGCCTACTATCGTCAACAAGAAATGAATTTGCGCAACCAAAACATGAATCGAATTATGTCACAAACGCGTGGAGTTGTCGGAAGTATCACAACTGGTGGAGCGTCTTTGTTGGGAATGTCCATGCAAGGAGAGGGAACAGGTTCAGACATTTCAAGTTATGGCGTGTCACAGGTTAGTGGTATTGATTCACTTTATACAAACGTAAAAAGTGCAGAAATGGCGGAAAAAAACCTTGAAAAAATGCACCAAATGACCGCCCCGAATGTTAGTGGTATCGGTGGCTCTAGCGATATATCGGTAGTCAATGGAAATATCGCCCCTAGATTTTATATTAAAAACGCCAAGAAAGACCAAATAAAAGCAATCGACCAGTTTTTTAGTGCTTTTGGTTACCAAGTAAATCAGTTGAAAAAGCCAAACATTAAAGGGCGTCCAAATTGGAATTATGTAAGATGTTCACAGGCGAACGTATATGCAGACATTCCGCAAGAAGATTTATTGAAGATAAAACGTGACCTTGTAAACGGGATAACCTTTTGGCACAACCCTAACACAATTTATGATTATTCACAGGGAAATGAGGTGAGTTAAAGTTGAGCAGAAAGAAAGATAAAAACAAAGAACAGGTGTTGAAATGGCAAGCGATTTATGCGTTTTATTTTGCATGGTTAAAAAATATCGCAATGTCAATTTTTGAATGGAAGTTACCCAATAGCATGGATGACCGCTTTTCGGAGTTGGCATTTTTTGAAGATGGACGGGCTTTGGCATATGTAAAAGACGGTGCGCTTATCAACACACGTGCAATCCCATCCAATAACATGGACATGTATAATTATTTTACTGGCTATACAGGCTATAACGTGGTTTTTTCTGACTATTTAGACGCAGATAAATGCGTATACGGATTGAACAATCCTGTTACTATGCCGACTTTTAAAGTATGCGACATGTTCGCTACACGCTTACAAAAGTTGGAAATGGGGATATGGTCAAACGTGGACTTGCAAAAATTCCCAATCATGGTATCAGCACCCGAAAGCCAAAAGTTGTCCGTCAAGAATTTGATGGAACAATTTGAGGGTGGTTTACCTTTTTTGTATACCTATAGAAATTTTGAGGACTTGAACCAAGTGAAATGTTTTGATATGAAAGTACCGCAAATTTTTGACAAATTGTACGAATTAAAGCAGAAAACACTGAATGAATTTCTTGAATTCCTAGGTGTTACAACACCAAAAGAAAAGAAAGAAAGGCTTTTGAGTGGAGAAATCATGGCGAACAATTCTAAAGTTGGAATCAGTGGAGCAAGTTTTTTGTGGCAAAGACAGGAATTTGCTAGGAAGATAAATGAAAAATTTAGTGCATACCTCACCGACCCGATTGAGGTGCGCGTGAGAGATTATAGTGAGATATTACATCTTGTGGAAAGTGAGGAATTGACAGATGGAACAAGTTTTGGATTGGGTTCACAAGATATGTAACCCGTTATCAGTAGTTGGCGGTTTTTTAGGAATTTTAGTCAACCGAATTTTTGGAAAGGTGGATAATTCTTTGATAATTCTTCTCACCCTTATGTCAATGGACATGATATGCGGGATTTTGGTTGAGGGGATTTATTTCAAAAAACTTTCGTCCAGTATTTGTTGGAAAGGCTTGATAAAAAAATGCATGTGCATTATGCTTATTGGACTTTCGTATCAAATTGACCGAATGACAGGACAAGAAAGTTTTCGAGCATTTACAATTATTTTCTTTTCCATCAATGAAAGTATTTCAATTTTGGAAATATGCGGGAAAATTATCCCGATACCGAAAAAATTAAAAAACTGCTTATACCAGTTACGGAAAGGAGTAGAAGATGAAAAAAATACTTGCAAATAGAAAAAGGTGGCACGGAAAAAGGAACAGAAAAATAGTTAAGGCAATTATTATCCATTACACAGGAAACAAGGGAGACACTGCAAAAAATAATTGCGATTATTTCCGAAACCCGCCATCCTTGACAAAAAAGAGTACTACAGGTGCACACTTTTTTATATCGTCAAATGGAGAAACAATTAAATCTATCCCGATGAATCAGATAGCCTACGCCGTTGGCGGTGTTAGGCAGAGCACAAAGGGCGGTAGATATTACAAACGCTTAACAAACGAAAATACCGTCAGTATTGAGTTGTGTAACGCAATAAACGGATATACAGACGCACAAGTCCGAGCCGTTCGGAAAACGATAAAATATATCCGTAAATACTGCAAAAATGCAAAAATTGTTTGTTATCATTTTGACGTAAACGGAAAGAACTGTCCACCTTGGGGTGGTAAACGGTTAGGAAAAGAATTTCTTGTAGAAATTGGAGAGTGATATTTATGTCTTTTGTAACCCCTCAATTACGGCGCGTGTTGGATATGGGCTATGATTTAGGTTTAAAGCATTACCCGATTTTTTCAGAATCACACCGACAAGAATTAAATGAAAAGATTGTAAATCATTTTCGGTATCGTGAAATTGGGTTTGAAACAATACATCAATTCATTTTTGCACTGAATCGGAAAATGTTTGAAGTCATGCCATTTTACAACCAGTTATATGAATCGGAAGAACTGGAAATATCCGCATTGACAAATTATAGTTATGATGAAATCAGCAAAAAGACAGGCAATGACCTTTTAGAAAAGACAGGCACGGACATAAACAAGCAAACAGGAGATAGCACACGAACAGACACAGGAACACAGACAAACGAGCAGACAGGAGCAGACAAGCAGACATTTGAAGATGTAAAAAATAAAACTACATACGGGAGTAATGAAAATGAAAACACGACAACCACAAGTGATGTAACGCACGGACAAACAACCACCACACAGGGAACGGATTCGAGTAAAAAGGTTCACAGCGACACACCACAAGGAATGTTATCCGCTAATTTCCCTGAATCAGCAAATTACGCCAGTGACGCAGATGTGTCAAAAAATACTAATTCTAGCACTGTGGCACAAGGTGGAACGGATTCTACCACTGGAACAGTAAAGGGAACAAAAGGTAAAAGCGGTTCAGACGAATCTGTACAGACTGGTGACATTGTAACCACGCACGACACACAAGGAAAACTAACAAACGACTTGACAAGCAAGAACGAATTTAACGCAGACAATACAATCACGTATGGTAGTAACGCAAAGCAGAATTATGACAACCAGTTATCAACAAACAAGCAAGGTTACCAAGGAATTTCACCTAGTGAATTATTGCAAAAATATCGTGAAACATTTCTAAATATAGATATGCTTGTCATATCAGAATTAGAAGAATTGTTTATCAGTATTTTCTAAAATGTTTCACGTGAAACATTAGAAAGGAGTGAAAAAATTGACTTTGATAAGACCAACACCGCCATTGTATAACTTGCCATCCTACTATAGCGAATGCGAATCATACGAGGAACAGTTACAATGGTTACTAAATCAGTTGCAGACATTACAAAAAGATGTTGACAATCTGAAAAAAGACACAAACGACTACACGGACGAACAAATCAAAAAACTGTTTGACTTGTTATCGCAGAGAATCGCCAACTTGACGGACTATGTAAACGGTGAAATTGCAGAATTGAAAACATATGTTGACAACGAAAACAAAAAACTTTCTGACAAAGTTGACGCGATGAAATTATATGTGGATGAAAAAACGGAAAATACAAAAAAATATGTAGATTCTGAAATCCTCAAAATACGTGCGTTATTGACAGAAGTTGAAAATCGACTACATCTTGAAATTGTAAACGGTGACGAAACAACCAAAGATTTTGCAAGAATTTATACCGAACAAGCAAGACTTGAATTACTCGAAAAAATCAATGCCTTGTCCGATAGGGTTGATAACATTGTCAAAGAGTTTCCGCCAGTATATAACCCAACACAGGGCAAACAGACAGACGTACAAAAGGCAATCAACGATTTGTATCTGTATTTAAGGGTTCACGGAGTCACATGTTTTGTTTTCGATTCCATGCAAATTACCGTTGCGGAATTTGACGCTATGAAAATTTTAGTGCGAAATTTTGATATTCGCGGTGCTGAAATTTTTGAAGTATGGGAAAAAGAAACGGCGTTTAGTCCATGGACAGGCGAAAAAATAACATTAAAAGAATTGTGTTATCAAATTGCTGAAAAAATCAACATGAACCACAAGACGGCAAGCGAGTATGACAAGCGAACAATTACGGCAAGTGAGTATGACGGAGCAAAAACAACTGCGTATGATTATGATTGGACAAAAAGAATATTGCCGATTGATGTTATCCCGATAGATATGTTGGATAAATTCTTGCATACGTCTGAATTGATTTACAACGCTGATATTGTATCAGACACAGGTAACACAGTTGAAATTACAACCGATAAAAATTTTGAAAAGTTTTTACTTGCTTATACTGGCAAAAATGCAAATTTATGCTATTTGCTGTGTGATGTTACTACTGGAAAGTTATCATTTACTGACACAGCTGACAACACGTTGACACAAGTTTCAAGAAATTTTTCCATTGTAAAAACAGACACAGGCTATCAGATTGTCACGGAAAATTGTGAAGTATTTAATGCTGACACAAAAGAGATAACATTTGCGCCTAACTTTTTGATTATCAAAAAATTATACGGCGTTAAAAGTTACAATAATTTAACAGAAATCGGAAAGGAGAATTGATATTATGCATTACACACCTAACTACAAATTACCTTACTACGAGCCAAATGACATTGCAAATTATTTAGACACATACAACAATACCATTATTGCAGTGGATAAGGCTATCCATGACGCACAGACAAAAGCCGAAAGCGGAGAATTGCACGGTGAAGAACTTGACAAAGAAATCAAAAGCCTAACCTCTAGGGTTTCAGCACTTGAAACATCTTTATCAAGTACTATTGAAAATCTTTCCACCCTTACAACAACTGTGAGCGGACACACGGAAGAAATTGCAAAAGTAAAAGAGGATTTACTTGCACAGAATACGGCAGTTAAAACATTGTCAAATAACCTTGCGGATTTAGGTACACGATTTACAATGTTCGCCACAGAACAGGAAAATTTTAATTCTGAAATTTCTGCGAGGGTTGGCAACCGATTTTTCAAGGCGCATAAATATGACGTTCCATCAGATTTGTCAAGTGGACAATTTACGACCAACTTTACAATTGACACTAAACTTGCAAATGATGAAAATTTCACAAAATCCCATGTCATGCTTAACTTTATGCAAACAATGGCAGACCAAAAGAAAGCGAGTGCAATTATAAATTGTGACTTTTCTACAACGGAAAAAAGTTTTAATTTTACTGCGGACACTATACGTTATAATGTGCGTTTTAATTTCAACGCTAGCACTGGAATTATTACAATTTCAATCACTGGCATAAAACAGGAATCTGTTGGCGCTTTATATGCGAATGCCGTTGTTTATACAGATTAGAAAGGAGATTTAAACATGAATTACACAGCAAATTATAAAATCCCTCTTTATGAGGGAAGCGACCCGACCTCATACCTTGTCACATATAACGAAACAATGAAAAAAATTGACGAATCTTTACACGCTTTAGCGTTAAAAGTTGCAAGCGGAGAAGTGAATGACCGTCAATTTACTGCTGAAATTTCTTCTATTAAGGGCAGACTTGACACTGCGGAAAGTGCGATTGAAACGATTAAAACAGAACTTGCAAATACTAACGGAAAAATTTCGAAAAATTCGGAAGATATTTCTACTTTACAATCGCAGTTAGTGGAACAGGGAACGTCAATTAAAAATTTGATTGCTAGGGTTTCAGCACTTGAGACATCTTTTGAAAGTTTCAAAACAGAACAGGAACAGAAAAATAGCGCCTATCAAAATGCACTTGGCGATTTATCAGCGCAATTTAGCAATGCAACGAAAAAACAGGATTTGAAAAACAATGAATTTGCAAATGCGATTGCTAAAAATTCAAATAACCCTATTTATCATACTTGCTATCAAGCAAATTTTGAAGCAGTTTCAAGCGGTTCTCAAACTTGGAACGACACGCACAGCATTGATGTAAGTAAAAAATTCACAGAAGAAGAATATAAAAACTTAAAATTTACCGCTATTATAACAAAGCAAAACATGACAACAGTGAAAAATACTTGTATTATATGTGGAGAATATACCCCTAGTGGTGCTGGTTTTATTGCCAACCGTAATTTTGACGACACGTTCACATTCTCATTGGAGTTAAAATTTAATTCTAATAAGATGGTTGGCTTTAAGATTGGTGGCTTGGCAACTGAAACAACCGCACCAACCCCTTGGACAATCAATACCGATATTACATTCAGTGTCGACTAAATTTTGCCGCCCCACTTTATTAAGTAGGGCGGTTTTTTTATTCTACGCTATCTCTTCCACAATCCCATGCAATATCTATCATTTTTTGAACGTCATCCGTCAATTCTACATCATCCCACCAACTAGTTCTATTTTTCTTTTTTATAAGCATTACATCATCATCCTGTGAATATGGAAAACGTATAAACTGGTATTTAGGATTTTCAAGCGTTGCGCTACGAAATAGTTTTTCTATATCAACACCTTTACCGATATAATATACTGTTTCTTTTTTACAATTTGTCATTACACCAACTGGATATTCCATCTTTTTCCCTCTCTATAGTAAAATTTTTTCATATTATTTCACCTCACTTTTTTATATTACCTCACATACAACTTTGACCCACATCATATTATATGCAACACTGATTAGGCGACAATTAATATTGCAATATGTGTTGTAGGTATTGACACTCTCCTCATCACCTCTATTATAGTCCTCTTCTTCATATTCACCCATCACATTATAATTATTATCAATAACGGTAAAAATAACCCTACCGTTATTTTCACTTTCGTATTTTTCCACTAATTCGCCACCTACAAATCTTTATGCTCAAAGTAATACTGCTACAGTTTCTCACTATATTGT